CAGTTGCCTGAGCATTGCTTGATGGCTGAAGATCTTCGATGACCGAAGCATACTTAACAATCTGGGATAGAGCCTCCGCAACATTGGAGGCATTGATTTCACCATGTGTATTAAAAAGTGTAGACATTTTTTCCTCCTATGCCTTGCTCATGCCGAAATAGTATACGGCAAAAGACTCAGCAGTGGCCCCTAAGCCGGCTGCTACAGTTGTGGTTGAAACAAGTGACGAATCTGCCACCTGCCCTACGAAACACCCTAATGAATCGTTAGTTAAGGTTAAAATAAGATTACCTATACTTGGGGCAGCATCATGTGCGTAAACAGGAGCATTCGCAACAGTTGCTCCGGAAAGAGCATCCGTACCAGCACCATCATTACCTCCCGTTGCAGGTGTACCGCTAACACCGTAAAGGCCAGGTGCATGCCAAACGGTAACCTTGCCAGAGGCTCGCTCTGTGGACGGACCAAGAACGACGGCACCGTTAATAACAGTAGCTTGACCAACGTTAGAGCCAATTAATTGACCGAATAGAGTACCATACTCATTTACACCTTCATCAGCAAGTCCACCCAAGTTTTCAGAGGTGGCCGTCGCGGGCGTAAAGTTCCATAAGATGGGAGCAACAAGACCAGCGCCAGCGCCTGGGCCCATTGGGCCTACAGCTCCGACATCTGCGGCGTAACCCTCAACGAGGGGACCGGGGGTTGCATCTGCAAGAAGTTCAACATATTCTCCGCCCTGTAAGGTTCCGGCAAACGCATCATCAAGATCGAATGTACCAAGAGGTCTTACTCCTGGATTTAATAGCTTAAGAGCCATTTTAATTCTCCTTTGTAATTATTTTACGTTGACATATCCAACCATTGGATATGTCATCTAGGTTTGTATTAACTTAAAGTTTGATTACTTACTTTGTTTTTTAAGCGAGTTACGCAACCAAGCGTAATTTGCTCTGTAATTTCCTGTCGGAGCACTAAGTGCCACTCCTTGTGTTTGACGTTGTTGTTCTGATCCGTTTTCAACCAACCCCCCTCTTCCGTTAGAGTCTAAGACTACTATCGCTTTTGGGTGGGCTTCATGGACTAGATCAGCCCCAGTTCCGTCGCTCACATTGTACAGGGTCTTGTAATCACCCTTTGGCGTTTCCGGCCTTTCGTCATACAGTTTNCCTAAACCTGTAAAATAAGATCGGAGATATGTGTCAGTATTATTAAGGTCTGTTACAGCATCCTTGTAATATGACTTCGAAAAACTATCTGCACTCTTAAAGAGTGCCAAATCATCATTTTCTATAATATTAGTAGAATTTGAAGCTTTTTGTGCAATCTTTTGGATAGAATCAAATCTTTCCATCCTTTTAATATCATATTCGCTAACTATAGACGCGTACTTTTGAAGCATCTGAAGCCTTTCTGAAGCTGACTTGCCTCTGACCCTTCTGCGTCTCTCTTTTTTTTCGGCTCGGCCCTGTGTCACGCTTCTTTTGCCAGCCTTTCCTCTTCCTTTGAGTGGTTTTACTCTTAATCCTTTGGCCAATCTTCTGCTCCTTCTTCTGCCGGGAAGCTTACCTCCCAAGAGGCCAGTCTCCCCTCCTCCGTGTCCAATAATCTTCTCAAGAGCCTGATTAACTCCTGCTTGAGCATCTCCTTGAGCGCTATGGGTTTCCTCTACAAATAATGTACGACCGCCACGGGGGTCGTCTAAGGCTTTTCTTGCTGCGTTTACAACTGTTTGATTACCAGGGCTTGCCTTGCTGCCCCACACATGTTTTACAAATGCATAATATATTTCTACATTATCATCTGTAATGAAGGGTGGAGTTAATTCAATTACCTTAGTCTTTCGATAATGTCTCATTATCGTATTTAGAGCATCATTAAGGACAGAAGCATTTCCAGAGTCTTTTAATGTAATTAAGTTTTCTTGTAATTTTCTATAATCTTTTTCGCTTAATGCCTGCTTAATGTTTTTAATTTCCCTTGGAAGCATTGCAGTTCCGTCGCCCTCATCCGGAAAAGGCCTTCCACCGGCATCATCTCCGCTAAGATAAGAGGAGAGCCAATAGCCTCCTCCGACAACTCCTCCTCCGATCAAGAGGGCTATAGCCACATTTTTTGCAACTGTAGCTTTACCGGCAGACTTCAATGCATCAAGAATGGACTTTTGCTCGACTTCAGATGCCGCCTTTAATATTTTGGAAAGCTCATCTGCATCCATTTTGGCCATAATTTCGCCAGCTTTAGTTGCGTCCTCTGCAATTAATTTAGAAATAACTGCAGCTGCATTTTTTTTCCCGCTATCTCCAGCTCTTCCCATTCCTATTAGAATATTTGCTGCATCGTCTAAAGTGTCATTTTTTATGAGTTGAAATGCATCATCCACTGATAATGCAGAGACTACATCTTTTCCATGACGTATAGCTTCATCAACAGATGCAAACCTTGAAATTGGGTTAGGAGGTATAGGCGGAGTAGGCGTGGGATGTGGACTGGGCGGAGTAGGCGTGGGACGTGGCGCAGGTCCGCCTTTCCATGTGCCAGATGTTGGCCCGCTTAAAATAGCATCCACAAATTCATCAGCTTTGGATGAATCAGCCAAAACGCCTTTATTTTTTAATGAAGCTGCAATAAATTCCTTTCCGGTATTAGTGATGTTTCCTGATCCATCCATAAATGTACTTGGATCTCCTTGTTGTATTGCGGCTTTTATTGCATGTCTAGCATCACGCATAGAGGCAAGTTGTTCACCATGATCAGCCCCCTTGAACCAGGAGATAAAAGCTGAATCAACATTGCTTGTTGTAGCTCCAGCCATTATTCCTCCGCTCGGAAGTGTACTTAGATCAGCCAAGGCCTTGCTCTGTCTTGCTGCCGGATCAATGCCTGTGGCTTTAATCACAGCCTCAACACCATCATCTGTATACCCTACAAACTTTCCGATAGCACTAAGCCAAGAAGCTATTTTTATAAATCCCATAGCATTTTTTCTATTATATCTTGACATAGTCTCAAAATATGAGACTATGATGCTATCATCGGCTATCTTATTTATTCGCATGCGACTTCCTGCTCTAAAATTTCATCAATAGTTCTCTCTATTCTATAAGCAAGCTTAAGGTTGCCTTCGGATAAAGCAGCTGTAACTAAATCTCTTAAATCATTAACAACTTCATTTTGAAGATCTTTTGGCTCTGCATCAAGGCTGTCTTCCGCAACCTCATCATCTTGAGCGGCCAATCCTGCGTCTTTCATGGCTTCTCCAAATGCTCTTACATTTGCAATATCAGCATCAGTTGGAACCTTCGGAGTCTTTGTCTCTTGAGCAATTTTTTGTTGTAAAATATCCGCTCTTTTAATGGTATCTAAGATTCCCTTTTCAAGCTCTTGAAAAACTTCGCTTTTCTGATAATGAAATCTGTCTTCTTTGCTCCATGAATTGGACATTTAGATCTCCTATAATTTAAATTATCATCACAATTTAAATAATTAGTAGTTTGCTACAACAACATAAATTCTAACGTTCCAATAGATGCAGAGGGTGGACCTGTACACACAGCAACGCCCGGATGAGACTCTGTTGGTTGCGCAGACGTAACCTTGCCATCGAGCCCCACATATAGGGTGCAATTGACCGGATAAATTTGAGTTGTATCAAATTGATCTGTTGCGTAAATTCCGCGTTGATAATGCAGGGTTATACGTCCGCTCCCAATCGTTGTATCGTCTCCGGGCTTAGCAGATACTCTATAAACATAATTTACGATAACTTTAAAGCTATCATTCGTTCCGTCTTCATCTGCATCATAATTTAGCTCTGTTCCGGCAGGAACTGTGATTACTCCATTTACAGAATTTAAAACAACAGAGATAGTCGATGTAAAGCTGTTGTCAATAATATGAGGAAACTCCATAATCCCAGTTACATCTACTGTGCTAACTCGATCACCATTGTCGTCTATTTCTGAGGTTTGTGCATCAATTATTATTATTTCATCTACTTGAGCTTTTGTAAAAGCTGTAGTTCTAACATCATCAATAATGCCCAATGGAGCGGTTCCATCACTTACGCTGGCAACAATATCATTACCAATTAAGCCAAGTTGCGCAAACATACCTGGCTCAAATTCAGCCGTAGGGTCAACTGGCAAACTCATTGGCATAGAATTGCCAGTATGAATAACTTTCAGCACTTACTTTTCCCCTTAATTAGAATAAAGAAAAAGGGAGGAAATACTCCCTCCCTTTTTATTCTACTATTAATAGTAAAATTATTTTAATTACTGATTTTATTTACAGTAACGCTCACCATGTCTGCGGCAAAGTTGTCACCATTTCTAGCAAAATCTGAAGCAATCTTATTTAAGGTAGATGTTATACGAAGCTTTCTCTTCGCTTCTTTCACAAAGTCACCTCTAATGCTAAAGGCGGTTGCTTCAACTACGTCGGCAGCAAAACCCTCTCCTTTAGCCCGCAAGCTTGCAGATATCTTTCCAAGGCCGTTCATTATATAGTGTCCAGCAGGATCTTCGGGAAGCTTCTTAGAAGAAATCGGGCCTCTTTTAGATGCAACAGCCTCTAAGTCTGCAGCACTATCTTCGGCATAATCTATAGCTTCATCGAAACTATTGATAGCACTATCTAGCGCTTCTGAGTGCTGACTTTCGCCATCAGAGGCAGAATCAGAATCATCAACTAATAGCGATGAAAGCTCTTCATTACTATAGGTCGCTTTCTTGACTATTTTCTTTTTAGGAACTGGCTCAACTTCAGACGCAGTCTTTTCAATAGGCTGAGCCTTACCAACAAGCTTAAGAAACTCATAAGCAAGGCTATCTCCATTATTTTTTATACTATACATTAAAAGCCCCTTTATTCATCCCACATTGAGGATAGCGTATCCGCATTCATTAAAGTTGGCCTAGAAGGCAGGCTTGATCCAGAATCAGATTCAACACCAATGTTAACTCCACCTAAATCAGATGCAATCTTTACGTTTCTAATGGGTCTGGCGTTTCCAATGCTACGCTTGAAAGCCTCAAAAGCATTATCGTCAAAGGTCATAATCTCGTCAACCTGCTTATCAAGGGCGGTTTTTGTTGTCGTTAAAAGACCTTTTCTCTGCATTTCAAGACCAACATCGTAAGCTCTGCGAAGCTTGACTCTATACCCCTCTCTCTCTTCTTCAGCTTGCTTCGAAATCATTCTCGAATTAAGAGTTTCTTTTAGAGCATTATTACTAGCTACCGTACTCATGGGAATACCGTCGAATGCTTCGTCTGCAACTTCGTCAGGTGCTTCGTCGAATGCTTCGTCTGCAACTTCGTCAGGTGCTTCGTCGAATGCTTCGTCTGCATAGTCTTTCGCCATAAAACCAGAAGTACACTCAGCAGACTTCAGCAAAGCCTCCCTCGCCTGCGCTCTGCTAGTTAAAACCCGATCCTCTGCCTGCTTTAAGATAGCATTACGTCGTGCACGTCTAAGGTTCATAGCTTCTGTTACTAATTCGCTAACGGCATCATCTGCATCAGAATCAGCAACGGAGTCTTCGACAGGGTCTTCAACATGATTAATAACTGCATCATATGCGGAATCTTCGACAGAATTAGAAGCAGCGTCTTCACTTGCATTTTCAAGACTTATGGTGTTTGCCAGTCTCACCAAGACCTTGGCCTCTCCTGTGATTTGATCTGCATCTTGAACGGCAGAGCTTGCAAGCTTAACAAATTCGCCTCTCTGGGCGCTAGAAAGCTTAGAAAGATTATCGTAAGTTTCTGCTACCATAGAAAGCTCATCAGCAGCATCATCAAGCTTTCGATATGCCGTCTTGAGGTTGTTAACAACCTGGCCAGATAGCGTCTCAAGGCCACCTTCTTCTGCTGAAATTTCTTCGCCGCCTTTATCCTTTCCGGTAAAGACATTTACATCAACATCTGCAAGTCTTTCATCTTCAAGCTGTCCAACCGCATCTCTTATCTCATCAATAAGCTGCTCAATTTCTGACAGTCTGTTGTCAATAGCCTCTGCGGGCCCCTCATCCTCAAGCTCTTCCTCGCCCTCGCCCTCAAAGCCTTTTTCTAAGGCTGGAAGCGCATCGTCTAACGGAGGAAGCTCTTCCGCAGGAGCGGCTTCACCTTCCATAGGAGGAAGAGGAGGCAACTCAGCCTCAGGTGCAGGGGCTTCCTGCGCTGTCTTTAAAAGACCAGAAACATGATTTAAACCAAGAGATCTAATTTGCTCACAAACCTCCTTACCGTAATCACGACTCTTGATCCACTCCCAGTTTCCTGATAGTTCGGGTCCAAAAATTTCACCAGCTGTAGACGCTATAACTCGCTTTTTGCCAGAATAAACCTCAAACAGGCTGTTGTGATGATCGACAGAGCCGTTTGCTCTTCGACGAACGCTAAAGCGCGTACTTAAAGAGGGGCCTCTATAAGCATTCTTTCTAAGCCTAGAGCCTTCCTCTGAGGCTCTCTGCAAATGCCCTTTCGCCTCTGCATCGCCGGGAAACATTCCGCTATCTCCGCCCATGCCCTTGTCTTGATGCATCTGCTTGTCCTTGCCACTATCAAAAGATTCACTCTTGTAAGTGTTTGGCTCAGCGCCTTCTGCTCCGCCCTGCATGTATGCTAATCTGCGAAGTCTTCTTTCATTTAACTGGGCGCGGCTAAGCTTTCCCTTAACTTCGGCATCGCCGGGGACCATTCCCTTGTCCCCACCCATGCCTTTGTCTTGGTGCATCTGCTTGTCCTTGCCTTTATCAAATGGCTCACTCTTATATGTATTTGGCTCAACGCCCTCTGCCCCACCTTGTGCGTAAGCTATTCGGCGGCGAAGCTCTGCTCTTTTTCTTAATCTTGACTCGTTCACGATATCCTCCACTATTGAATTGATTGAAAAGTCATCTATAAAATCGTTATTATCATCACTTTTATTAGCAACTTTAATATTGCGATTATTTTTACCAGCGAATCCCGTCAGGGGCTCACCGCCTGATGGAAATGATAAAACATCATCATCCGGTGAAAAATCGGGCTTATTCCCGGTATCTCCACCACCTTGGGCTCCCACCCTCGAACTTACTGCACTAAACTCTTGAACATTACCGGGCAGCTCCGATTCTCTTCCTTCAATATTCTGATGAGAGGTCAACCTTTCGGTAGGCTCTCTTGATGTATCGGGCCTTGTAATTGTCTCTGGCTCCAAATTTCTAATTAGATTCATCATAATATCTTTTATATCAGAAGACACATTCGGATCTTTCAAGGCTTCTGTTGCGTTGGTTACAGCGTTTAATACTTCACCTTTATTTCTGGCATCTTCAGATGTTCCAGTAAATCCACGCTCAGCATTTTTTATCAAACCATTGTTTTCCAAAAAGCTTCTTACTATATTTGTTCTTTTCTCAACAGAGCATCCGCCATTGCCGCAAGCGGTCTTCATAATTCCCTCTAAATGCTCTGCTTGCTTTAAGTTTAACCTGCCAAGCATAGAGCCAACATCGTCTACGCCATAGTTCATAAACTCATCTTTGTATTCTTGCAAAGAGGCTATGCACTTTAGAAGTATCGCTCCAGGTTCAGCCGGCTGAACAACCAGGCTGTATTCTATTGGCTTGAGGCCAACATTGATTTCTCCATGAGCCGTCTTGTTTAGTATGTGATTGCAATACTCTTTTTGTGTAGTTGCGCGATTTCCACATTCTGAGCAAATAGATGTTTCGACAGCGGTTCCCATAGATCCATATCTGACCAGTCTTGTCTCAACCTTTCTCGCTAAATCTGGATAGTTTACCTTGTCTAATGCGCAAAGACCGACAACTTGTTTGTATTTTTCATCATAATGAGTGTCTAGAATTATTCCTCTAATTCCATCTACAGAGCTTGACTCATGGTCTCTACACAATGGAAGCCCCACCCATTTTGATGCAGCCTTCTTTAGTTCAGACTCTGGAAAGATATCTTTATTATTATTTCTGTGGGGAGATACATTTCCGTGCCACTTCCACTCTTCATCGAAAAAGCCCCAAGCATCTTCATTGTTTGCAATCTTTTTGATGGAGCCATCTTCATTTAACAAAGCAGATTCTGCTGATTTTAAAAAGATAATTGAGAAATATAAAAAGTCATCCGACCTAGGCGCTATAGCCTTAATGCTATCGGCAAGCTTGGTTAAACGATTTACCAGCTTGGGATTAGCAAATATTTCCTGCTTCTTATGTGTGGCTACAATATTCTCTTCTGGAGAAAAGCATATCTTTTTAAACATAGTGATTCCTTGCGCAATAGAATTCAAATATTTATATAAATATTAGTTTTTCTACTTTTTGTGTAATTTTTTTTGAATTACATAGCTTTTTTGTTATCTGCTTTTTCTTCTTCAGAAGAATATTTTTTTAAAATCTCAAGCCTTCTATCTCCTTTGTCTTTAGCGTCTAAAAAGATAGTCTTTTCGTCTTGACTTTCATCATCATTTTCTTCTTTGGATTTTTTAACAACAAGCTTTTTTGTCTTATCGCCAAATTTTATAAACATTATTTACTCCGATAAAATTAATACACCCAAAATATCTGAATTTATATAATCAGTTGTTCTGGAGAGTGTAAGTTTTAAGTCATTAACTGTATTTTCAACATTTTGAGTTTTTTCAGCACATTGATTTACGAAATCATCAGAATCTAAAAAGTTTATTAATTCAAAAACTTCCTTTATTGATTCAGAAGCATTTTTTGCAGAGTCTGCAATGGCACTAATTATTTCAGAAGTTGTTGATATATCCTTGATTTCATTTAATATTTTAATTCCATTTTTAATATTAATCAACATTCTTTTTGCAATTCTAGAGTTTCTTTTTGAAGATTGACTGTATTTGCCTTTGCTGTTTACGATTTCCTGTTTATTCTCTTGAACCTTTTGATATGCAGCAAGATTTTTACCAAAGTTTTGGATCAAAGTATCACACATATCTTTTGATCTGTTAAAATATCTTAATGCGTGTCTAGCCTTTCCCTTGACGTCATCAGTAACGGGAATTCCTGCAGATTTAATAAGCGAATTACCATATAGTTCTATATTAGTTTCTGAATACTTTTCTTTAAGCGCAAAGAATATATCTTTTGATCCAAAATTTTCCGGAACTCGAACTAGTTCACTGCTCAAAGAAAGCTTTGCACCTGTTTTGACCTCAAACTCTTTCTCAAGAATACTCTCTAATAGTAATCTGTCTATATTTTTTCGCGATACAAATACAATTGATTTCTTAGAATTTAATGCAATTTTGTTTAATACGTCATTTCTTTCTTTATTATTTTGAGATTGAAAATGCAAATTTTGATTTGGAATTATTGAATATTTAGAATTAATATTTTTATAAAAACCACTAGAAACTATATCAGATAGCTTAAGCTCTATAAAACTAGTCTTGTGTATTGAGAAAGTTTCGTTATATAAACCTCTAAATATTCTATCCTCTTTTTCAGCAACCTTACGCCTATAAAGCTTTATTTTAAACTCATCATTTAAAAACAAATCATCAATATCAAATGCAATTATATTTTTGCTAGGCTCAGAGCCTAACATCGCTGTCTTTACAAGTTGAGTAATTGAATCTTGATTTTCATTATTATTTACAATATATATCTTATTGCCTAATACATTATAAATTCCAGAGCTTAAAATATTTGACTTTTTAAATATATAATTATTTTTATTAAAATCTTCAATTATACCTGCAGCCTTCGACAAGCTCTTATCGATATCTGCACCAGGCTCTATGTAAATCATCCTAGACTCTTTGATTCCTAACAAATCAGATAGGCCGCCTGAAATTTCTAAAACATTCTTTACGCCAGCGCAAGAGTATATTTCCAATGAACCAGGCTGTATATTTCTGCAAATCTTTTTAATTCTAGAATCTTCATCTATAAAAATAATATCAATTGGATAATTAACGCTACCCATATGGTAAGAAACGTCTGAGGGTTTATTATATGGAAATAATAGACCAGACCTTTTGTTTAGCCTAGGATATACTTGAAGCCCATTAATTTTTTCCATAGAGGTTTTGGCTATATCACACTTAAAAACAACAGAGGTATCTTCGTCTTTTTTATTATTATGATATCTTATAACAGCTATCTTATCTAAATCATTTTTAGATACCAGATATTTTCCAAGTTTATTTATATGCTTTGTTATGATATCAAAGCCCATCTTTTCTATAATGTTAGAAACATCAGAAGAATTACTTGTAACTATCAGCCCGCAACTTGTTGGTCTAAGATAATTGGATATGTTTTCTAAAGCAATCTCAAAAGAATCGTTCTCTGTTTCGGCTCCAGTTATATAGAATCCATCAAATCTTTTCCTAAAACTATGAAACATTGGATTTCCATACTCTTGATGAAAATCATGTATATTTACTTTGCTATCTGCATTTTTAGATAAATTAATTAAATTATGTCCATCTTTTAAGATTATCGATGCTGCATTGTCTGTTTGTCTTCCTACGCCCAAAACTGTAGATTCTTTTTCCAGGAGGTGTAAAAACTCTTTAGAAAGCTCTTCCAGCTCTTTATATTCATCTTCCTCTATCTCTTCATCTACAGGGAAGAAAACGCCTCCAGAATAGCCAACGGGCACCTCTGATTCAGGAGTTGTATATTTTCCTGCAACCAATGAATCATAACGCGGATTTGACTCCATATTTATATCTCTATGATCGCCAAAAGAACGCGCACCCATTTCAAGCTCTGGATCACCTATTATATATGGCCATGATTCTTTTCTCATCTAAACTCCTATGTTTTATAATAAAAATAGCAGAACACTATAACCTTATCATCAGCTCGCTTAAAACAGTATTTATAAAATAAGGATCTTTGCTATTTAAAACATTTTTAATTAAGCCCAAACTTACGCCTATTGCCGCCCCACCTGGTGATTTTTTCCCGGCTATTTCCATAACATTAAAGTCTTTTATTTTCCCCGTAAGATTTTGATATGACCTTTGACGCGACTCTGGAGACATGCTGGTTATCATAATTTTTATAATATTATGCAATTGCTCTGCAACATATACAGGGTTTTGCTCTAAAAGCTGTGCTTGTTTTTCTAAATTATTTGACATATCTTTTTGCCTTGGAAGCCGCAGCCTGATAAGCATTTCTCTTGGCGGCTAAAACATCCTCTCCTAGGTCCATGTGTTTTTTAAAAACAGAGCTATATTGCTTATTCACGCTAATTAATATATCATTTTTTTCAAAAATATCAGAATTTGTAATCTTAATCAATAAGTTATTATATAACACCAAATAGTCTATAGCCTTTTGCTCTGCTATCTTTCTTATTAAGAAGTCTGAAAAGTTAGCAAAATCAACGCTTCCCTGCTTGTCCATCTCATCTGATAAACCAACGAGCAGATCTGAAAGTTCATCATAATTTACATTATGCGTTTTTCTTCTCTTCTTATTTGTAAAGACGGGCCTCTCCTCTTCCTCGCTATACATGGCTGGCATAACGGGCTGTGGAGCGAGTCCTCTGCCTATGCCTAGCGCTCCTTCTTCTGCCTCTGTAACGCTAAGAAGATCTTCTACAGATATTTCCGGCTTTTTCTCTATTGGTTTATTTTTATATGATATTTTTTTCATTTCTTCTTCTTTGACTTAAGACCTCTTTTTACTTTTCCAAAATTTGGAGATATGACTCTTTTTGACAAAGATTTGCCACTAATCTTGGTTGGCTTAAAGCTTTTTCCCTTTGAATCCCTTATCTTACCACCGCCAATTACTAGGTCTGCAGGGGTAAACGAAACTCTTTCTCCACCTGGAGAGGTCCCCTCATAAAAAGGAGTCGTGCCAGATATGCTGGAAATTTTGATTAAATCATCTAACATAGATTTATCATCAGCAAAAATATCAAACTGATTACCCGTGTCAATATGTACCTCCATAAAGGCGGCTCCTGGCGGCAAACGACTAACTGCATTAAAATCAAATGTTACGTCTAACGCTGCACCTCCGCGAATAGTTAGCGCTGTAATGTCGGTTATATAATCGCGCCACCTACGCGCCCCAGGAAGTATAATTTCATTACTATTATAATAATGATCAAAATAATCCTCGGGATTACCGACTACAGCTATATACCCAGAGTGAGGACCCCATAAAATAATACGAAGGATAGGAGGGTTTGTGAGAGTAATCGTTGCTCGATCTACTTCAAACCTTGAAGGGTCAGAATGATTCATAGGCATGTTTTGTACCTCCTCAGCTCTGTCTATACGAGTTGCATTTATAATATCCGCAAAAGTAGGAGCGCCAGGAGGTGGTGTCGTAGTCGTCGTCGTAGTCGTAGTTCTTGATCTTCTCGAACCACCTTCTCTCAAAGCCAAAAAGCTCAAGTTCCAATCTGTAATAGCCTGATAAAGATCCTGCAATTGATTTATATCATCAGGAGTTTGTGTTCCTGCGGCAAATCTATCTCCAATGTTTTGGTAATCAACTCTAGATCCCGCACCAACTGTTTCCCTAAAGGTTGTTATGGCGCTAAATTTAGATCTAAGAATAGGAATAAGTCTGGATAATATAATTTTATAAGGACTTTCCCTGCTCAATGTCGTTACATCTACATCTGCACTAACATATTCTGTAGAAAGAACATCAACATCTGTAGTGCTTGGACGAGGAGGAATAACGAACAAGGGAGGCGTTGTTGCGGCATGTTCATCTACAAGATCTATAAACCTTTTAAAATTAGATTTATATAAACTAATAGATGGAGCTATAATATATTTATTAAAAGCTAATTTGGATTGCTCATTAATCTTTGTATTATTAAGCTGAAGAGCCGATTCGTTTTTAACTTTTCTTTCAAGGCCTCTTGAGGGAAGTGTAAATGTAAACATAGAGCTTAAAAGCTCAAAATAAGCTCCAAAAACTGTATTTACAAGACCCCCTGTAGAATTAGCTAGATCTTTCTGTATGCCTATATCTATACCTTTATCGACAGCCATTAATGCTGCAGACATAAGCCTTCCAAGAGGATTCGGTATTTGTCCAGTCTTTATAATTTTGCTCATAATTTATCCTATAGAAACTTTAACCTTCTAGTGCGCCACCCGGAGGGGCTCCCATGGGCGGGGCTCCCATGGGCGGGGCTCCCATGGGCGGGGCTCCCTCTGGAACGCCTGGGAGGCCTTCTGCTCCTGCAGCAGGCCCAACGCCCTCTGGGGGCTCTGTAATGGTCTTTGCGGGGTCCAGAGCCAGCAGCTCTGATAGCTTCATGTTCCCGAGAACCTGCTGCTCTTTCGCAAAGATTTGCTCATCAATCATTTCTTCTCTTATTCTTCGTCTTTCGTCTTCGTACCCAAGGCCCAAACTGCGATGCAAGGTTTGAAGAGAAACTTGCTTATTTCCAACGAATGTGCCTATAGATGTAATAAAGTCTGCCATATCATATAGATTCATATGGTTAAAGTCGATAGAGGGAACCAGCAACCTCTTTTCGCCATCCTTGTATTCAAAGAAATCTTGTATTTCGCATATTGGTGCAAAGATTTTTCTCTCAAGCCATTTCTTCATCATATTTCTGAAAATATCATATCTTTGCCTTAACACCTCAAGACCTACGGATGAACTTGCATATGTATTTCCATGAATTGCGATCTTTCCGTTATGCCTGGTTACAAACACATGGTTGGGAACCTCTATGCAAAACACTCTTTCTTTTTCAACCCAGTTGATAGTTACATCAGTTGGTTTCACTATAGGCTTTATTTTTCTTATTAATCCACGCTTAACGTTATTATTTTTCAAGATTGAAACCTTGCACAACGGTGCATACTCCTTGCCATCCGCCTTCTTGGTCTCCCACCTAGCCTTAGTGACATACCCGCACTTAAACGCTATTTCTTGCACATCATCAGCTAATCTCCTTGAGATTGTCGCATATACTGCTGAGTCAGAGCTGCTATTCTTTAAAATATGTCCATCGCCAAGAATCATGGCGTTCAAAAGAATGTTTAATTTATCGGAGGGCAGAGCTTTTATCCACGTGGGAATAAACTTCCCTGAACTCTTCTCTCCACATTGCTCTAGCATATACTCTGCAAGTTTAGTATTTGCAATATTCCAAGCCCTCCTCCTGCTAGATGCTCCGGTTATATTATGAGAATAGGGAAGCCTGTCAAATAATGCTGCCATTTTTTCAAATCCCTTCCCATCAATTTGTTGAGTTACATCAACGCCCATAGGAGACATATGCTTAAGCTTTCTGCTTGGGTCATTTCTACGTCGCAAATGCCCCTCTGACAAGTAATATCCCACAAACTCCAGCCAATCATCCAGGGGTACGTCGACTAATGATTCAAGTCCAGCGTATTGCTCTTCAAACGGAATACTGACAAGCGTTGGCACACTCTTGGTTGTTTTAAAATCAGATACGGCTGTCATAAAACGAACATTTGCTTTGTGTTTGCTTGTGAGCTTTTCTTCGGAGTTTATTTCGTCAACGTCAAATATCGATAGCGCTCGCTCTTTCTCATAGGAGATTCCGCCATCTCTCGATAAATACATTTCGTGAAAATCTGTTACCTCGACATCAACTTCTTGATTCTTAAAGCCATACATCATTCCTGTAAATTCATAATCTTTATAAAGAGTGGGCTTATGAAACTCTAACGTATTTGTTTTTGGATTTACAGTTGCGACCTTGTCATCTTTAGTTAAATTATCAAAATATACCCATCCATTATTTTCGGTTAAGATTTCATTATCCGATACCCTCAGACAGGCTGCCTCTTGATCCATTAAAGCTTTTGGGGTCATAAGCCCGGCATATAAGTTTGTCATGATATGTTCAATGTCTGTGCCAACGTCTAGTGTTGATCCAGAAAATCCTGCTCTTTCTATCTTTACTCCGGCATGGGTAACTATCTTAAAATCTTTATCATATTGCGCCTCTTCTAGGAGATTCTTAAAAGCCTCAATATCAGATTGAGTTGGCCTATAGTCTCCTTCTCCGCCAAGGGTAACTAGAGTCAGTGGGTTGACCATGCCATCTGCTTGTGCAAACTTAGATTCCCTCAGCTTATCATAAAGCATTAAATCTTTATAGATAGACACGATAACGGAAGTGCCTCTTACGTCATAGGGAGAGCTAAGAAGCTTAAGGTGTGCAACGTTAAAAGCGTCAAGAGGAATGTTTTGCCCTCTTCTGACATAATCTATGATATGTTTTGGAATATATTTCTTCATTGCCAAATCAGCAGGAGAAACAGAGTTTATAATTCTTTGTAAATTTGCATCGGGCCGCAAAGATACAAGAACATGATTTCCAATAACAGATTTTTTCACATGAACATAATCAGGGTTTAATATAGTTATTCGACTCCATTCGCCCAAACTTTCGTCTAATTCTGCGTATGGAAACGTTTCGCCCATCTTCCAAAATTCTAATGCTGCACCGTAAACAGCGGAGTATAAATCAATTTTTTCGGACATTTCCATAAAAAATTGTTGAACTTTCTTGTTTTTGCATGTGATGTTTATTTTGCTAATAGGATATGAAGCATGAAGGTTAATTGCGTTTCTAACAATTGGCATCGTGTCATAAAAGACGCGATTCCACGCATTCATCGTAACCCGATCTCTCGGTAAGTTTAAATTGGCAAGCTGAAACAGCGGAGAATAAATTTCCGGAGACATCCTGTCCGAAGTACCTGTGACGGTTGGTCCAGGCATAGGAGAAACTATAGAAGCACTTTTTCTGAACCCAGGACTGTGAGCAACCGCTCCAACCACAGAGCTATTAGCTTCTGCATCAAACTGTTTGTTTGTTGCATCTGTAATCTGAGCCCGCCTTACTTCCGAGAGCGATCCCGCTGCTTTTTTAGAAATTGTTGTTGGTGGCCTTTCAGTTCTTCGCATTAAATTCTCCTTTTAACATTTGCCAGCATTGACCTTGGATAATCCGATCGTCTTTCTAGGCCTGGTTTGACAGTAAAGCCTTTTGTGATATCAAATTTATAAGCCATATAAGCATACATGAGTGCCATAAACCCATCATTAGGTCCTGATCCTTTTATAAAAGTTTTTACTGGTTGTCCTCCAGAAATTCTTATCTTAGACTCCATAGAAGTACAATGGTCTATTAACCACTCAAAGTATTCATAGCTTTTCCACGGAAACCTTATCTTGCCCTTTCTAAATAAATCAATTAATTCATCAATTAATAAATCTTTATTATAAGATACCACTAACTCATCCTCTCTATACTTGATGGGCTTTAAAAGACTGCCGCTACCCTGTGCTCCCAAAAACTTATCTCTATAAAGAATTTGTAAATCATGCACAACATCTTGTCCGAAAAACCAGTCAGACACACCTCTTGTAATGCCGAACCTTCTATACATTTCTTTTATAGTATCTTTCTTATAAGAAAAGCTATTTTTGCGTAACTTGTGCGCATGCTCAACAAGCAACGTACCATCTGGAGTTGCCGACAAAATCACAACACAAGAAAAGGACTGTCCCCCTATCGCCTCTGGGTCATCATCTTTTCCGCCCCAGTCTACTCCAAGGTAGGTGCTTTTTTCGCGTGAATTAATCTTCTTAGAAAAGAATCTGTCTGGATCTCTACATAAATCATAAATTTCACCCTTGGTAAGAGGGGAGCCTGCGCCAGAGTAGAATTCACCAATAACTTCATTTTTCCAAGCTCTTTCTGTTTGCGCCGGATTATTCTCTGGCATTAAATCATTAATAACTTCTCTTGTAATATATGGAATGTATAATTGATTTATATGAAACCCAACATATTTACATTCTGCAGAATTTTTAGATGCCACCCATTTTCCTAGCTCAATTGCTTGAACTTTTTTTTGCTTTGTTCCGCAAAGAGGACACTGAATAATGTTTTCATATAACCAAATAGATTTCCACCTATCATCTTCTGGCAAATAAAAAGGATATGTCTTGTGACAATTGATGCAGCCTAAGTGGTAATAGCGCTGATCTGACATGTCCCAAATTGTAGAAAAATAAGCTCCCTTTTGCTTCGGTGTTCCAAAGAAAACTTGAACGCCCTTGCCTATAGGCCCATACTTTGCTGCCGTTAAAGTTTTTTGTGAATTTATAATAGCTTGACGAAACATGTCTTGGACTTCATCATAAAAGGCCACATCAATGGTCATACCACGAATTCTATCACCATCAGACCCAACACTATCGATCCACAGCGTGCCTGACTCGAACTGCTTCATTGTTAAGTTATCAACGGCATTTGCGCTAATTGTCTTGTTTTTATTTTTAGTTAATTTGTTTTTGTTTATAAAATCATTTTTAGCAGTTCTGATTAGCGTTTCAAGTTTATCTTGAGAAAATTTTTTTACATGTGCTAAAGCAGGAAAGAGATGCGCAACTTTAATGTTTGGACTGTTAAAAAGCCCACTATTTGTAAAAAAGATATCAAGAGCACCAGCCATGACGGTCGCCCCGACCTGTCGTCCCTTTTTTATAACAACGGGCTTTCCATCTCTCCTTGGGGCATGTAAAGCAATATACCTATAGATATCAGCCATAAATTTCCAGCCGTTATCTAAAACGCTAAACTCTGCACCATCCAGAGTTAAATTATTCTGAACAAAATGAGCTGGATCGAAATCTAAGAAGCTCGTTTTAAGCTGTTCAAAAACCTTGTCTTGCTTTTGATTTTTTGCCATTATTAACCGGTCAAAGCATGAGATACATAGTCTGCTATGTCGCCCTCTTGAGATGACGGCATATCTGCTTCAGATATGTATATTACTTCTTCCGGATCTTTTTTGTGTCTTTTGAATATATCGCCAACTAGGTTTTTTAATTTTTTATGATCTAGTTTGCTTTCAATTTTATCAAACCCAAGCTTAGGATGCTCTCTGCAATGAGTTAAGATTACTCCATAACAGACATCGGGTCTGTCTGAGACAAAGTCTTCAATATAATGAAGGATGGCCCTTAGTGTGTCAAGAATATCCTTTTGTGTGTCAAGAATATCCTTTTCGTAATTCTTTTTGGCCGACTTTATATTAGAATCACTTACCGAATCAATGGTCTTGATGAGATCAAATCCAGCTCGGGTTTTCATATCGGCCATTTTTTCTTCAATTGAAGAAAAATCATTTCTTTTTTTCATAATAGAGCGAAGATTGCTTAGATAATCAGCATTTTTTTCTAAGTTTCTGGCGAAGCTATTAATCCAACCAACGGTTGTATTGTATTGCTCGTTCATATCTTGTCTAATTACTTTCATCTTAGTCCTCTATAATAAAGTTACCAGCCATATCCGCTTTCTGCCATTCGCGTTCTGCGGTCATACTCTTCTTCTCTAGCCGCTTCCCCCATATGCTTCATAGCAGCTTTTTGCTCATCATTTAACCTTGATTCATCAACAATGGGCTCCACCCTTTTTTCGCTACACTATTTAATTAATTCATTTCTCATCTTCCTCTTCCTCTTCCTCTTCCTCTTCCTCTTCCTCTTCGGGAGAGTCTGGAGAGTTAAATATGATTTCTCCAGAAGCTTTGTCTTTTTTCCCTCTAATGGAAACATTGTACCC